AAGAATAATGGAGCCGGTGGGAGTCTTATAAAATTTATTAACTCAACTCATAGCGATTTTAGGGTCTGTTTTAGGTCATGCTTTTCAAAAAAGAGCAAACAAAAAAACCGCCAGCAAGAGCCAGCGGTCAAGTGTAATTAAATTTTGAAATCCTTTCTATATTTTTTTATTTAGTAGTAATGAGCCCGTCAGGCTCTACAGTAAATTCTGGTTTGTCTGCCATAGATCCATCTGGTTTGAGATAGTACCAGCCTGTACCATCTGCTGACTTAATGAACTGCTTGGATTTCATGTCGCCATCCTTGGCATCGAGGTAGTACCAGTGGTCTTTATATTTGACCCATCCAGTGGCCATTGCTCCAGTTTCTTTGAAGTAATACCACTTGTTAGCAATAAGTGCCCAACCAGTAGCCATTGCTCCACTTGGAAGCAAGTAGTAATGGTATCCGTCTGTGTGTTTGTGCCATGAGTTAGCCTTCATGTAGCCGTTGCTATCGAAGTAATACCAGACATCGTCAATCTTCTGCCATTCATTCGTTGGGTAGCTTCCGTCTGCATTGACATACCACCAACCAGTCGCATTTTTCTTCCAACCTTCCTGGTCGCTCTCATTATTGAGCATTTCCTGAACGGTTGACCCGAGCGACTGGTAATGTTTGATTTTAGCAATCACATAGTCACGCAAGCTATCATTGTAGCCACCGTGCAACTTCAAAGAACGAGCAGGGCATGATGTGCTTGAAAATTCATTGTGGAATTTGATATTTGAATAGTTCGGAGTATCACCATAATAAGTCATATCTTCGGCCATTTGGCGCAATACCATGTTTTCATTTTCGATAAACTCGGCATCTGATGCGCTCAACTGCTGGCACACTTCGTAGCTAAGAGAGTTCATGTTAGCATCATAGTTCGCAGCGCTCCAGGTTCCGTTATAAGTGTTTTCCACCCTTGCGATTGTGTCTTTAGTGATGTAATAATGAGCGAAACCAAGTTCAGCTTGTCCGTTATCATAACGAGATTGAAGCCAGTTTACATAGCTTTCAGCACTCATAGAGCCTGCATCATTGTGCATGATGTAGTATTTTGGCTTTTCGGTAGGTCGTGCACCCGCAATTCCATTGAAAATTGTATTATTGATGATTTTGACCATTACTGTTCCCCTTTCCAAGCGTCGTTCATTTGTTTTACTGCCGATTCAACAAATGTATCCAAGTCTTTATCAGTCATGCCAATATTGTATTTGTTAAGCTCAGCACGGATTTTGATTCGAGCTTGCTCCAGCTTCTCTTCGCCTTTATATCCAGTTTCAGCGGATACCTGTTCCACGGCATTGACCGCATTTTTGGCCAAGATTTCGACAATCTTGACCGTCTGTTCACCGCCTTTTTTTACAAGGTATTCCTTGACAGTTTTGACTGCGATTCCAGTCAAAATGACTAGAATGCTAATTGCACCATTAAGTAAAATTTCATTGATTTGTTGCATCGTCTTTCTCCTCTACTTCAACTTCGATTTTGTCTTTTTTGTCAACGTTGACCAATAACTGCCCTAATCTTTTAGCATTATCTTTCTTGATTTGATTGATGTATGGTTTCAAAAACTCCGGGAATGCCCAACCAATCGCTTCCCAGTTCTCCAAAACAGAACCGAGATAGTTGATAATAAAGAACATTGTCCAACCGATACCGAATGTTCTGATTCCTAAGGCTCTTGAATACATTGCTACAAGCATAATGACCACGAATACAACGAAATGACGAATCAATCCCATTGTTCCAATTTTGCTGTCAAAACGCTTTGTTTTAAAAGCTTTAACATAGCCAGTAACGATGTCTAAAACCATTAACCAGAAGAAGATATGGATGTAAGGGCTGTGAGATAGGTTCCTAAGATGGCCAACAAGCTCTCCCCACATAAAATCTTGCATAAACCACCTCTTATTGAACAGGTTGAGTGTCTAGCTCGCTAGATGGTTTCTCTGGTTTTGGTTCAGTCCATTTCCAAATTCCTAGTTTACCGTTTTGTTCAAGTGCTGCAAGTTGCTCAAGCGTTTGTCCTTGATAAGTAAATGGCTCATTGACTTGAATCATGACACGTTGCCCCTCTTGGAATTTCTCGACATGGTTTGGATTTTCAAGAGTGAAGATTTCTTGCGGTTGGTAAGTTTTACCAGCTTGACCAAGATCTACCAATTCAAGCCCACGTTTATATAATGTAGGGTCTAGTGGATGGTCAACATCGGTCACACGAACCAATACTGCCCAATCTGCAACGGCTTTGACTTCTGCAATTTTAGCATCTTTCTGCTCAAGTTTAACTTCGTATTCTTGCGCTTGTGTTTGTAAGTCTTCTTGTAACTTCTTAACACCATCAGCCGGATTGAATTCAGTCGTTACTTGAGCAATCACTGCCTTAATCAAATCTTCGTCTGACTCGTTCATGTGATTACCGATTAAAACACGGTCAAATGCCGTATAAGGTGCATCTTGTCGAATTGCAACGAATGTACGGTTGTTTTCTTGTAAGTATTTATTGATAACTGTAAATGTCATATATTATTGTTCCTTTTCTTCTTTTTCTGCTTGTAATTGCTGTAATTGTGCTTGTGCTTCTTCATAAAGAGCCTTGTAATTTGCGCATTCAATCGTCTTGTTTGCGAGTTGAATTGCTAAGTCGTTAATAACTTTGTCTGCTTGGTTCATTAATTATTTATCTCCATTCCAATATTTGAAGTATTTGTACGGAAGTTTTGCACCACCGTCCGAAAGGACTCTGAAGTTCCAAAAAATATCATTTAAAATCAGTTCAAGCGATTTTTCTTTTATCCAAATTGTTTCAATGTTTCTAATCTCATTCTTGATATTATCAAAGATAATGCCTTTCGGGTCGTTCGCGTTGTATAACATAGCTATTTCGTCGCCGTACAAGTTGATGGCGGTTGTGTTATCATTTGTATTCCATATTTGAATACCGGCTGAACCTTCGTCCATGCCAACTTTACCTTTAGAGTTTGACATTAAAGCAGTATATGAACCGGATTTTCCATGAAGTGCACCTTGTTCGAACATAAGATATTGAATAGGTCTTCCAGCAAATTGATTTCTAATACCAACGCCTGCTTGGTTCATTTCAATCCAGCCAGTTTGTAAATCAAAATCAGTAACACCGTTTAATGATGATAGTTTTCCGCCTCGGATAATATTTGCCGTCAAACCCTCTGCAACAATGTTCTTAGCCGATACGTTGATAAGTCTCGCTATGTTTGCGTCAATTTCTCCAATGTGTGCCGTGCCTATCTGAGCATTACCAATCATAGATTTTTTAATAACACCGTCTTTGATATAGGTTTTTTCTCCGACTGAGATTAAGCCCTCATTGATTTTAACCGAACCGTCAGGGTTTAGGTTGATAGAACCTAACACATCCCCGGGGCTATTCAGAGTTCTAACAGACCATGAGTTAGAAAGCAGTGTCATTTGTGTCCGTGTTGCTTCCAAGGTTCTTTTTGTTTCCTCAGCCTTTTCAGCTACTCGGATAGCCTGCGTTTGAGCGCTTTCTGCTAAGTCTTTAGCTTCTTTTGTCTGTTTGTACGCATCGTCAAATTGGCTAGGCTTATATGGTCCAGTCTTTGAACCACGAACCAATATAGGTTCTTTGAACTCAATCCATCCGTTTTTAGCTAAAAAGATATAAAATGGATAGTTATAATCTTCACCAAAAGCAAAATCTTCTTGAACTGTAAAAGTCTTTTGAAATTCCCGCCACTCATTTAGAGGTGGTCTATCTTGGCCAATGTTAGACCATAAAAGGATTTTATTCAAGCCGTGGTTTTTGACATTGAAAGCAAAAGAACTGTCTGGATATTCTCTAATACGATACTTAAATCCGAGCGTGTAGGTTTCGTCTCGATAGATTTTTTTAACGTAAATAGGAAGACTAAACCCAGACCAGTTATAACCAGTAAGCCCTTTAGCCTTGATTGTAAAAATACCATTATTAACAGAAATATCAGCTTTAGGATTGCTATTTCCGATAAGTGTATGCTTGTTCATTGTCATTGAATTGACAATTAAGTTATTATCATCTGTTACATACTTTCCAACTTCCGTCTGGAAAATCTCGTTAGTCATAACCAAACGTGAAATTTTATCGGGTAAGCCTTGTTCTGTATTCCCTAATATACGCTCATATAACTGACTTGTTTCCTTGACTCTTTGGAAGTCCGTCTGATTGACCTTGCCAGCAATTTGATTTGTGATTGTTGCAATACGTCCGTCAATTCCTTGCTTGTAATCAGCTAGTTTGACTTCATTTTCTCTTTTAAGTGCTTCAAAACGTTGTCTTGTACCTTCAGCATTTTCTGTAAAGGTGCTTTTAGTGACATAATCTCTTGATAAGGTTTCACGAATAGCGCTTGTCTGATTGGCTGTTTCTTCTCTAGCGTATCTTTTCAATTCCTCTTGACGTTGGCCATCTTGGCCAACATAGCTCTCGACTGCTGACATTTTAGCAGATAATCCATCAGCTGTTTTCTCAAACTCTGTTTTTGCTAAAGTGATTTCTCTTTTGGCTCCAGAAATCAAATTGTTCGTATCGATTTTTAGCTTGGCAAATGTCTCTGTCAGACCATCCACATCTTGTCTGACCTCTGATTTTGTCGCAAAGCCATTCATCTGACTAGTCATGCGACTAAGAGATTCTGTGGTCGTTCTACGATATTCCGAAGCTTGATTTACCTCACTTGTGACCGTCTGTTTTAAGGCATCCAGGTTACCCGAAATAGTCGTCTGTGCTCTTTCTGCCGTAACCTTGAACGTGTTTAAATTTTTGACGTTCTCGTCTGCGATTTTCTTCGCTTCTTTGGCTAAATCTTCACTTGTTCCAGCCTTTTTCAAGGCTTCGTCAGTTCTGCGTTTGTTTTCTTCGCTTGCTTGTTCTGTTGCTTTCTTGACTTTATCGAATTCTTTTTCAAGCTCGGATGTATCAAGTTTTAACTTTTTAAGCTCCCACTCCGAACCGTTCCAGATATACATTTCTGTATCTTCGCCAGCAGTTAAGTAAAGAATATCACCACGTCTTATTGTTCCGATTGGCTCGTCTTTTGGTTTAGTTGCACCATAATAGACCGTATTCTTGCCATCCGCACTTACAAGAGCCTTTGTAGCGACCGCCAGAGCGTTTTCTGCGTATTCTTTACTTTGCCCCACGCTGCGAATAATTGAGCCTTCAGAGCTTATTTGTTTTTGAACGCTTCCGATATCATTACAAGTGACTTTATGGTTAATCAAGCGCCCCGTAACGTCATAAGAACTTTCAAACGAAACAATCCGAATTTTTTCACGGAATCCTATCGTTTCGTTTATAGCCATGATGTAATCGCCGGCCCGTGGTTGCGTGTATTGATAGCCGGCTCGGGTTAAATCTTCCATATCGAGTTGGACCGATATCGAATATGAGTTATCCACTTCATTTTTTAAGCGTTCTAATAACTTGCCGGCATCTTTATAACGTTCATCCGTTACCGGTTCGCCTTCGATACGTCCATAAATACTAGCTAGTGGACTTTCATATTCGGATGTATATCGTCCCTTGCTATGATCTTCTTCATCCTTCCACGCCCCCAGTCCGCGTTTATATGTAATGAACTTGTTGATATTCTTTTCAATCACTAGTTCATTCATATTGAAATTTTTTCGGACGACCGTCGAAAGATCCGCACCGATTTTTTTAGTAATCAAGACAACTTTCCCGGAAACGGAAAACTCGAGCCCGGCAGCTTTTACAATGTCTTTAAACATTTCTAAGCGCTTGGCATTTCCGAAGTTCTCCTTACGAATAGAATTCACTCTTACGCTTGGCTCAATCTGATATCGATAACCGCTATCTTTAAAGATGGCTTCAATATACACTTCAAAACGATGTGATCCATTGAATTCGGTATAACAGTTCGAGTGCTCGAAGTCATAAAAGAATTGGTGAACGGCATCGAAGGAAACGGAAAGATTGCGCCCCTCGTCCCGAGGCTTGGCATAAACAATATTATAAAATTCGCCGTTAAGCTCAAATTTCCATCCACGATCAATTTCAGATAAAACTCTATCATTTGAAATAATAGTCCCTGAAACTGAACGCTCACCGTTTACGGCATTTTTGACCGCGAATTCAACTTGTGCTCCGAAACCTTCGCCGTGCTCATTATAAAATGTAAGCAATGTTCTCCCTCCTTCCTATTTGTATAACTCTTTAAATCCGATTATCTTGATTATGCCTTGAAAATTTGAAGACCACGGAATTTGTTTATTCGCTTTCGGTTTAATCACGAAATACTCAAAATTCGTCCGATTGTTGACATTAATACCGTAAATCGTGTCACCGTTAGAATCAGTAAATAATTTTGTTTCTATCCCTTTTAGCCTTAATTTATTGCCAGCTTGGATAGGTGTTTGGGCGTGATTATAGGTAAATCTTCGCCCGTCAATTTCAAGGAAAAAATCAGTGTTATCAGCGTTTGCGGTCAACTCCACAACAAACGGAACCTCTAGCTGACTGAGTGGAGCCGTGCCCGCATAATCGAACGTATTTTCTAAAAGTATGATATCCTTCGGAACTGTTTCACCATACGGCAATTCAGAAGTCACAAAACCAAAAGAAACGTTATATTTCAATCCAGCAGAAGATTTTCCGATGAACTCATATTCAACCGAACCATTATTGACGACCTTATAACGATATTTCCATGCCCTATGAGGTATCGTTCCGAGGTTTAATTCGCCCGTTGTTTGTCCGGCCAACTCGAACTCGTATAAATCATCACGCTCGGGGTACATTTTGGTAATGTAAAAACCATCATCACCCAATACGTACCGGTTTAATTCATCTTTTTTATCAAAAAAGGCTTCCATCGTTTGGACGGTAAGCCTTGCTTTTACTTCTATTGTTTTTTCGGTATAGGTCAATCCGTCAAAAATTCGACCATTGCGAC